TGGGTAAACCTAAATGTAAGCGTTTATCAAACATATTTTTTTTAGCTCCCGGTGTTTTAATATTATTATAGTGTAAGAATACTTGTACACATTCTTCACCTTTAAATTTTTCTCTCCAATGTTCTAGATCACAACCAGAATAAACTAACATATCTCCTGGTTTTAAATCTACTTTAATACCTTTCTTACCTTCTTTACCAGATGGCTCTAAATAGATAGACCAAGGGTCGCCACCAAGATTCATAGTAGTAGATATCTCACAACTAAATCTATCTTTGTGTCTTGTGAGTTGATCACCTTTTTTATAAATTCTAGCATAAGTGTAAGCTGGATATAATTTTAATCCAGTGACTTCTTCCATTTTTGGTTGACATTTTAACATAAGAGTTTCCATAGCTATGTCAGAGTAATGTGAATATGTATTTGGTATTTGTTCATTTTCATTTTCATAGTATCCAAAAGAATTTTCAAAAGGAGAAATATATCTATACTTTTTAAAAGTATCAAAGACTTGTTTTTTCATATTAAAATAATTAGCGACAAAAATTGCTAAATCTTTTGATATTGCTTTTCTAATTACTATGTATTTATTTTTTTTAAAAGACATAATTAAAACTTATACTTACTCTTTCTTTTTTATTTAAATTAGGTTCAACATAATGTTTTAAATAAGAGGGAAATAAAATACATATATTTTCCTCTGGTTCTATTTTCCAAATTGATGAATTATAATGATTATATGAATCCACTGAAGTGTAAAATGTATCAATATCTCTACCTAAAAAAACTATAGATCCTGAATTTTTAGGAATTGAAATATAATATACTCCCGATATAACAGATCCTTTGTGGTCATGTGGTCTATTAAATGAACTTAAACCATTAACATTATACCATAAATTACTTAATTTTAATTTTTTTGAAAGAGATAACTTTTTTTCTATTTTTTTAACATTAGAATTAATTTTTTTAAATAGACCTAAAAAATTTTTAGGCACTGTTTTAAAACTATCGCTTTGCCATCCTCCATAATTACTTTTAATAACAGTATTATTTATAGATTTAAAGTCTAGGATTTCTTTTTTATATTTTTTTACATCAAATTTAAAAGTATCTACTGATAAATAAGAACTAAAAATATTAAACATGCTTACGTCCTCGTTGAAAAAAAAGTAGCTATTGAATACCTACCGTGATTTTTTTTATTTAATTTAGATTTAATTTCATTTGTTCCATGATAATAAAAAGATGGAAATAAAACCAATCTATTATTTTTACATTCTATTTTTTTATTTATTCTTGTAAAATAAAAATCACCTCCTGTAAAAGATTTAGGTTCTTTAAAAATAAAAATTAATGCTGTAAATTGAAAACCATCATAATGTTCTTTATAATAATTATCATTTTCAAAATAATTAATTAATGTCTGAGAATAATTTGTTCCCGTAAATTGTTCAAACAAAGCTGTGCCTGTATCTTTAAATGTTTTTTCTACTTTTTTGTGAAAGTCTTTGTCTTTAAATTTATTAACTGATTTTAAAATAGGTGAATATTCAATACCTTTTTCTGAATAGATATCGTAAGGATATATTCTAAAACCTTTTAATTTAGGTTTATTATTTTCATCTAAGGCAGGTCCTTTGACTTGTTCAGAACTAGACATTTCTAAAGATAAAAAATCTAGTTCTTTATAAATAGAATCTAGTTCTTTTTGATTATACCAATTGTCTACAATTAAAAAATCTTTATACATGTTTTGTTGGGTCTAATTTTATGTTTCCAGAAATACTTATTCGTTTTTTATTTGATAAATAAAAAGGATAGACTTGATGTGATAAATATGAAGGAAACAATAAAATGGTTCCTTTATCTTTTGGTTCTAAATTAAATTTTTCTACACGTATTCTACCAAATATATTTGTATAAACAAATTCAAAAGTATTTGGGTTTGGTGAATTAGAGTCTTTTGCAAATTTTAATTCTTTTTCTTTTTTATAACTAGATGGAATTTCCATCCATACTACAAAAGAAAAAACACCATCATGATGATGAAGTGGATTAAATTCATATTTATTTTGAAAATTAACCCAAAAATTATCTAAAACAAACGCACAATTTTTTGTTAAAACAGAGGGTACAATTGCTGATATATCTTTTCCGTCATATTCACTCATTAATTTTAATAAAACATTATTAAAAAACCAATTATCTTTATCTTCTAATAAACAAGAATTGGATATATTTCCAGCTAATCTATAGTTATAGGTGCTTTTTTTATTTTTTATATAAGATTTTAATTTATCCATAGCTTCTTTATTTAATTTACTTTTTATATATGCTGTTTCGTTAGGTAATATATTTTTAGACATAATTTATATTTAAAGTTATTCTATAATCTTCATCTGTACAACTCGTACTAGTGTGTTCTAACGAACCATCAAACATTACAATTTTGTTATCTTCTGGTTTTACTTTATCTTTTCTAAATAAAGTATGTCCATTGTTTTTGTTAAAATAAAACAAAGCAACCATGTGATCATCTTCTCTATCTGTATGAAAACCATGTATAATTTCTTTATTTGTTTTTGTATAAAGATTTAATTTTGCTCTTAATAATTTTTTTATTTTTAATTTTTCAACAAAAGGAATTACTATATCTTCATAGTAAGAGCTATTAATACCATATTCAGTAAAAAAATTATGAGTAAAAAAAATATCTTTATTATATTTATAAGTAATACCATGTTGTAGATACCAACTAAAATTACTATCAGTAATCATACTTTTCATAGCAAGATATAAATCTTTTCTTAAAAAATTCTTTTTTATTTTTAATTTATTTTTTTTCATTTTTTAACCATGCTGCTACTGTGTATCTTTCTCCTTTATCAATAATAGAAACCCCATGTTTATATTTTTTTCCATCAAAAAAAATTGCTCTACCTTTAACTGGAGCTATATGAGTCCTGCAATTAAAATGAGTATAACCACCTAGATAATTATCATTTAAATATATTACAGCGCTTAAAGTAGTTTTAATAGAAGCATCATCTATATGCATATCCATACCCACGTTTGGAAAAGGCCACTTAACTATTTGAAACCAATCAATGATAGACTTATTTATATCAATACCTATTTTATTTATTTTTTTAGTTAATGTTTTATGATCATTAATAGATAGATTTAGAGGATGTGTTGTAAGATATTTTGATGGCTGAGGTTTAGAATTGTAAAAGTTAATTAAACTATCACATTGTTTATCTGTTAAAAAATTATCTAGTATAGTTATTTTTTGCATATTTTTATATAAAAGAATTTCCTAAATTCCAAAGCACAAGAGAATATCTAGTGCCGGCTGTGACTGGTCTTACCCTATGCCAAACAAAAGAAGGAAAAACAATAATAGATCCTTTCGGTAATATTTCATTGCATTGATGTACGGTGTTTTCTTTAGGGTGTCTATTTCTAAAATCAAATTCTAATTCGCCTCCTTTGTATTCTGAACTATCTGTTAATTGGCATGTCATAGATAGTTTTCTAATCTTACCATGTTGTTGTGGACTATCTGGTTTATGATAAGGTCTGATCCAACTATCACAATGCCAATCGTAAAATTGATTATGTTTATATTTTGTAAATTGTATTTCTTCAGAAAAATCCCATTGAAAATTCCAACCAGCCATGTTGTTAGCTATATTAACATATGGTTTAATTTCTTTGTAAATCCAATTGTCATTTAACCAAACTAAATCAGAATTTCTTATTTTTCTAAGTTTCTTTAAATTTTTTTTATTTAATTCGTCGTCTTGATATTCACCTGTCAAACCTAAAGTTTCTTTCTTTTGCAAAGCATGTTTTATTACTTCGTCACAAAATCTATGTGATAAGGCGCTTTTAAAATAATAATATGAGTTATATAAATTCATTTTCTGTATAAAATTTTTTTGTCGTCTACAAAATATATAGCATCTAATTTACTATTATTCAATAATTCACATGCTTCTTCTTTTGTATTTACTAATGGTTGTCCTGCTAGATTAAGACTTGTATTTAATAACATAGGACATTTTGTTAATTTATTAAATTCTGTAAGTAACTGATACATAAAACCAGATTCAACTGTTTGAACTCTACATGTTTTATCTACGTGAACTATACCAGGAACTAATTTTAAAGTGTCTTTATGGCATTCAAAATTAATAGTCATGTCTTTAGATTCATTTAAACCTAAAGTATTAAAATATTTTTTAAAATGTTCTTTAAGTATTACTCCTGCAAACGGTCTATACCACTCTCTATTTTTAATTTTATTAACTAAATTCTTACAGTCTTTATTTCTTGCATCAAATAATATTGATCGGTGTCCTAATGCTCTGGGTCCTGCTTCAGCACAACCTTCAAAAATAGCTACGCTCTTTTGATTATTTAATAATTTACAAATATCTTTTATTGATGCTTTTGTTCCTTTATTTATTTTAGTGTCTTTATAGTAATGATAAAAATTATTTTTAGGTGTTTTAATTTTATTATCTTTAGTTACGTTTCTATATTTTAGATATGCCGCCCCAATAGAAATACCTGTGTCATCAGATAATGGTTCAAAATAAAAATTAACATTAGGTAGATTTTTTATGTAAAAATTATTTGCAACCACATTTAAACCATAGCCACCCGATATACATACGTTTGTTATTTTTGTTTTTTCTACATATTTTTTTATTAATGTAAGTGTTTCTCTTTGAGTTTCTAGTTGAACATGTTTTGCTTTGTCTGCATAGAATTGATAATTTTCTTGTGTTATGTAGTTTGTAATTTTATCTTCTAATCCATTAAAAGTTACAACATTGTCGTTATCTTTATATGAATGATTAAAATAATTAGTAATAGGGTTTCCATTTAAAAATAAAGACTCATACTTTTTATTTAAACCATATGATGACAGACCCATTGTTTTTCCATTTTCTAAAATGTTTTGTCCTATTAAAGTAGTTGCTGCTTCGTAGACTTTTGTTATAGAATACTCATTGTCAATATTTATATCTATACTTGGATATATGTTTTTCAAATGTATTTTTAAATTATCCTTATCAATAGCAATTAAATTATTTGTCCAAAAAGATTTATATATTGGTTTTATATCATCTGGATAGCTACAAATAAAAACACTTTCTGCCTCTCTACATGAGTCAGTGTTATTGTTAAAAACAATAGAACCATTTCTATCTATTACAAATGATAAAGCTTGTTTAAATCCACTATTGTAAAATGCAGAAGAAGCATGACACAGATGATGTGTTAAGAAAGAAAAGTTTTCCATCTCTACATTAAATAGTTTTCTAATATATTGATCGTAGATATATTGAACGTCACCTTCTCTATTAGATGGAGTACAAAAAAGTATATGATCAATAGGTTTTGTATTTTGAGATTTAAATAAATCTAATGATTTGAAAGGATTATTGTCTCTTTTAATTCTAGTTAATCTTTCTTCTTTACAGAAAAACTCTATGTCACCGTTATTTACACAGCATACAGAACTGTCGTGCGTAGTATTAAATGCTAAAATTCGCATGTATTAATCTAAAGTATATGTAATTACTTGTATAAAATTTAACGAATCGTTTTGATTGTTTTCGATATGGTAAGTATTTGTAGAAGGAAACATTATAAATTGATTATCAGTTAATGGTATAGACCAAATGTTGTCTTTCTTCCTATTGTCATCATAATTAATGTGAACAATACAATCTTTTACTTTAACACCATATAAAACAACAAAATCAGGAGATGATTTTAGATTCATTAAATCTGCTTCTAACATTAATTTAGTCACTTCTTTAGGTTTATATATATTTCCCCAAGTTTCTATTTGACAAAGAGGGATTTTATATTTTAAATTTATATGTTCAATTATATATGAATTTAATCGATCATGGTTTTTAGAAAATTTAAATTGATTTCTAGTATATTTTGATTCTAATATGTCACTTGTAAACTGTTCTTGACTTAATTCCCAGCCATCAGGCATTTTAACATCACCGTAATATATTGCTTGTTCTGTTAGTACTTTCTTCTGCATATAAACAATATACACAGATGTTATAAAATGTCAATTACGTGGGGTTTATTAAATTCCAAGTTTGATCAGTTTCATTCCAATCGTAGTATTTACCAGATGATTCTTCTTCATTTGTTAATGCAGGAGGATCTCCTATAGGAGATTTCCATTTTGCTGATTCAATATGCTTTACCCAAGAAGCAAAAGGTTTTGGTGGCCAAAATATATTATTTGTTGAGTCCCAAGTAAATCCAATAGATGGGTAATTACCTCTAAAAGGACTTCCGCCAGATTTATGTGTGTTAGCTACTGTGTTATAAGAACATTGAATCCATTTATCTGCAGGCCAATTATTATGTGTTTCTAAATAAGTTTGTCCTACTGATTCAGTTTCTATATTTTGATCATTTTGAATATTGTCATTATCAACATGTAAAACATTAATAACTTCGTTTTCATCATTTATTTTTGCAAAGTGTGCCATATTATTGATACTTATACCTTATTACTACTATACCAGAACCGCCGTTTCCACCGCCGCTAAGTTCAGCGCCACCACCGCCGCCACCTCTGTTTGAACTTCCATTTCCTCCGTTACTATTTGCTCCATTTCCTCCTCCAGAAGATCCTCCTCCTGGATTACCTCCAGATCCGCCGCCACCACCTGATCGTGATACACCGCTACCGGTTATTGAACATGTTGCGCCACTACCACCGGAGCCACCTTGTTGATTAGATCCGCTACCACCACCACCATTTGCACCGCCTCCCGCGCCAGCTCCAGAGCCGGGTCTTGGGTTTCCTGTGTTACCGGTACCACCACTATTTCCTTGAGGTGGGTTTCTTGGAGGTGAATTACCACCGCCTCCTGAACCACCAGCACCAGCACCGCCGCCGCCAGATCCACCAGAACTACCATTTTCTTGTGGAGCGTGGTTACCCCCACCACCGCCACCGCCAGTGCCTGACTGTCCTAATGCAGAACTAGTTCCGCCGCTACTTCCTCTAGTAGTACCATTACCAGGATTACCGCCGCCACCGCCACCGCCGATGCTTATTGGATAACTTGTTGCTGAAACTGTAATTGGTGTTGCTCCATTTTTTGGAGAGGTTGAAAAACTATCATTACCTGCTCTACGTTCTCTGTAACCACCTGCGCCACCGCCGCCACCGTTTTCCCAGTTACCCGGGTTTTCTGAAGTTCCTCCTCCGCCGCCTCCGGCAACGATCATATAAGAAACTTCATTTAATGGTGCTGAATTCGATGTGGATGAAACTGAAAAAGTACCTGGTCCTGTAAACGTATGAATTTTAAAATCTCCTGATGTTGTTACTGTTCCACCAGAAGCACTTAAAAAAGTTACTAATTCAGCTCCTCTAAAAGATCCCATAGTGATTGCACCTGAACTTGCAATTGGTCCATTAGGAGCAGGTGTAGTTGCAGGAACTAAAGGTCCTCCAGAATAATATTCTGTAAGTTCTATTGGATTAGACCCACCAAATTCTGTTTGAATGTCTGATAATTTAGGGTTACTAGGGACAGCCATATTATTTCCCCTTATTTGATAAACTGTCTACCTTGTCTTGTAATTGTTTTACTGCTTCAATCAATAGACAAGTAAGTCTGTCATATTTAACTGCTTTAACACCATCCGGTCTTTGTGCAACCGCTTCAGGTAAAACTTTTTCTACTTCTTGAGCTATAACACCTACATCTTTTTTTCTAACGAAGTAGCCATCTTCACCACCTCTGTTATCAATGTATTCTTTTTTCCAATCAAATAAAACTCCATTTAACTTTTTAAGTGCGTCTAATGGATTAGGTATGTTTGTAATATTTTCTTTAAGTGCAATGTCAGAAGAATAGAAAGCTGTTACGTCATTAGTAGCTCTTATTTCTCCAGTAGTTCCTGATGCAGCAGTTCCTACTCCTAAAGAATCTACTTGTTGATCATTAAATTGAACATCTGAAGAAGTACCTAACCCTATTGAAGTTCTTGCAGTAGCGCCAGTTTCTAAAACAAAATTAGAACCGTCACCAACAATAAAACCTCCGTCAGTTACAGCTAAACCCGCAACGTCGGCTAATTGTGCATCATAGGCTTGTACATCTGTTCCAACTTTTAAACCTGATAAATTATCATTAAGTTGATAAAGTCCAGTATTTGTTGCAACACCATCAAGATAAATAATTTTCCAACCTTTATCAGTTGTTGAATAAGTAACTGTAGCACCACTTCCTGATGCTGCTTTCAATTGTACTGTGTAAGCACCTGAAGTGCCGTTTTTTATAAAATAAAAATTTTCTGTGTTAACAGGAAATGTAACAATTTGATTTCCTGTAATTGTTCCTGTTAATTCTAAAACTCTTTGTTGAGCAGTACCTGTTAAAGCACCATTATCTATATCTAAGGCTGTAGTTTGTGCACCACCTGCAATTGATACTTCTAGGTGACCACCTGTAAGTTGTTCTATAAGATTTAAATTAGCGTTTGTTTTTGTTCCCCATGTACCAGCGTTTTCGCCGGTTGCCATTAGTTCTATTCCTAAGTCTGAAAATGTTGATGCCATACTTTTATACTCCTAATAAGTGTTATTTTATATTATCTATTTATTATAAAGTCAATTATAATTATGCAGGTGTTTTTATTGTATAACCTGAGCTAACTTTAGGTGTTAATGTTCTGTAATATTGAAGAATTAATCCAGAATCACCGACACTTGTTGTTGCTTGTACTCCTGTTAATCCCACAACATCTGCAGGTGTAATAGACCCTGTGCTTGCTGTTGATGAGACTCCTGTTAATGGGACTCCTATTTCTAATGTAAGAGAACCTAAATTACTTGTTAAAGATTGTCCCGTAGGAATTACAATTTCCTCTCTTGTTATTTCTACATCTCCTATAGAAGATGTTGCAGACACTCCTGTTAGTCCCATAACATCGGCTGGAGCGATACTTCCTACACTAGCAGTTGCGGATACTCCAGTTAATCCCATAACATCGGCTGGAGCGATACTTCCTACACTAGCAGTTGTGGTAACACCTGTTATGACAGGTGTAGAATCTATAACAAAAGTTAAAGAACCAATACTGGTTGTTGCACTAACTCCTGTTGTAGATATTACAGAAGTTAAATCAAAACCTAAAGAACCAACACTACCTGTTGCACTAACTCCGGCTGGTTGTTCTAATTTATTAAATGAATCTCCATAAGGTTCTTCACCCCAACCATTTCTACCCCAACCAACTAAAGTACCGGCATTGTCAAAACTTCCAAGTTCTGTTGTTGCGTTAACACCTGTTGGTGCTGCAATAGTGTTTAAATCAAAAGTTAGTGATCCTAAAGAAGATGTGGTACTAAGACCTGTTAATGGAGCGTCTATAAATTGTTCTGCTAAAACAGTTCCAAGACTTGAAGTAATATTTAAACCCGTAGGTAAAACAGAATAATTTACACCCCAACCATCATTTCCCCATTGGGCTCCACCCCAACCTTGTTCTGGAAATGCTGTTAATTCACCTACACTAGATGTAGTTGATACACCAGTTAAAGTAACAGTAAGAACGTTAGATTCCCAAGAATTTTCATTCCAGGCTACTGAAGGACTATCTCCACCCCAAACTGATGTAGACATAAGGAATTCCTCCTTATGCTATACGAAGGATTGCGTTAGATGCGTCTGCTGTTGGAAATTGAATTGTAAAAGTTCCACTTGATACAGTTTTGTCTCCACCAAATGCGATTGCACAAACTGCTCTATCAGAGT